GGCGGTTATCGTCGAGAGTGAGTTGAGCGCGGACGAGATCGCGCCTGCGGTCGCGCTGTATCCGATTGCTCCGCTCGTCTGGCCTCCGAATGAGAGAGTAAACGTGCCACTTGCTGGCGTACCTGTTCGGCTTCCTACTCCGAATTTAACGCTAGTGCCTGTGTAGTCGATAACATTAAAAGGAGCGGAGACGTTGCCTGTTGCCTCAAGAAAATACAGGTTGATCGCGCCGTTGTCGCCCTTCACGAAGCGCGGCGTTGTAGCGGGTGCAAGGCTCGTCAAGCTCGTCGCCAGCCTGCGGTTCGTTGTGTCAATAAAAAGATCGCGTGCCATTTAGTTGGTAGGTTTGTCAACAGCTTCCCATTTGCCGAGCGGGCAACGCTCGGTTGCCATGCGGAGTTTTGCCCAAGTGCTGCATCCGCACTTGCGGCAGCGGCCTGTGGCGTTGAGTGCCTGCGCGTCCCATTCGGGACAGGCGCGGCACGTTGCTTCGCGGGTGGCGAGTGCTTCGGGTGGGGTGGCGGCGAAGCCGCTGCGAGCGAAGCGAGTGCTGGCGGCAAGAAAATCCGCAAAGATTTTTGTGCCTTTTTCTAGTCCAAAATGCGCGATTAGTTTTTCCTTATTCATTGTTTAATCCGATTGTGACCGTCCAATCGTCGCAATCGTCGCAATCTCCTGGGTTAAAAGGGTAACACCCGTAAAATTGGTATGTTCCAGAAGGATCGATTGCGAAATTGCTTGGGAAAGCCGACAGATTTGAGCACTGCCATGGGACTGAGGGGTTAAAGGTGATTACCTTGACCTCCCAATTTCTCAAACCATTCCCATCGCAATTTTGCCAAATAAGCGCCATAACTCCGCCATTTTCTAAAATGACCGTAGTGTGAAAGATGTAAGGATTCGGGTCGCCGGGATACGATTCATAGCACTGCTCGTCGGTATCTTGATAGACTATTGGCGAAAAATTTGTGGAAATGAATTTATATTTCCCAGTGGGCCTGTTGCTACAATTACACCCACAACACGCGCAATTCACAGCGCGAAGGCCGCCGTCGGTCTTTGTCTTGATCAGCCCGGCTGGTGTTCGTCCTAGAACCATATTAACATTCCTCGGTGGCGATCCACGTCAACGCGCCCGAAATTGCGCCGAGGACGTATGTTCCGGTGGTGGGTGCGGAGGGGATATCGTCTTTCCATGCCATGGCGGAGCCGTCGCAGCCGAGCACTTTATTTGACCCGCTTGGGACGGCGGGGATTTTGAGCTTACGACCTTGATGTTCTCCAATGCGAACAGTTTCCACTAATGAGTCATCCGCATCAAGCGCGGCCATTGCAAAATCTTTCATCAAATCCGCTGCGGATATCTGGGTTGGATACCCAGTTCCGCTTGCAGTTTTTGCGGACTTTACTTTGTTCTCAAAATCAACTGGAAATGTTATCATTTTTAAATCTCCAAAACTTGAACTGCACTTATTGCAACTGTAATCTCTTGAAATTCTCCGTAGGACTGCGACTGATAGTTGACAACGGCTGGCAGCCAAACCCCCGATAGTGCGGTAAATCCTTGAACTAAAACGGGAATGAAATCATCGTCAGAAGTAATGTCAGCATTAAAATCATATTGCTCGCTTGCTGTTAAAACTCTTTTTATAATCTTTGTTTTTAATCGATATACACCAGTCGCCGTGAATGCTTGTCTCATTACGACATTATTGACAACAAGTTCCGGCACAGATCGAGAAAATGTCGTCGTGTTATATTCATACCGGGATATTCCTGTCGTATTTGCTCGGCCATATCCATTAACAATAAAGTCTGTCATGCCGTCTGGACGCACATTTTCAGAAACATTTGGGAAAATCCGAATTGAGTCAACGGAACGGATATCTGTATTTGTTGGAAATACATCGCCAACTTCAAGACTAGGCCTAAACACGTTAGACAGATCCGTTCTTCCAACGAATGTTTGAGAGACTTGGATTAAACCGCTATCGTAATAATTAACCGTTCTAGGCAATGTTGCGATTAGGTCTCCTGCATTTTTTTCATAAATTGTTTGCATAATCTTATGTGCTCAAGGCTGCGGTTGGCAATTTCGGTTCAATCTTTTCAACGGCCTTTTGAATAGCCTCGACCATCTTTTCAAGAGACAATCCGCCTTTTTTCTCCTCTGTTTTTTTCTGTTGCTCTTTTTCCATCCCTTTACCTAACCCTTTTTGTGCGGCCTCAGCTCCTTTTTTCAATTTGCTTTCTGTGATGTCTCCTTCAGTTCTGATCTTGTAGAGTTCTTTTTTCAATTCTTGTTCGGATTTCATTTGATCAAGCCCGTAGTCTCTCGCTATATCGCGAATTGCGCGAACATCTTTCCCAGCTCCAACGCCACGAATCATCGCTTCTTGCTCGTTCGCACTTAGTTTTTGCGCCGTAAATTCTGCCTCTCGATATTTTCCGGCAGAAATCTGAGCCTGAGCTTGTTTCATTAACTTTCCACTTGGGTCGATCGCTTCAGATTCTTGGCGCGCTTTAATATCTGTTCCGATCTTGGTGGCAAGTGATTTTTGCACTCGCTCGGCCTCGCGTGCGGCGCGAGCCATTTCATTGGCCATTTTCGTAGCCTCACCTTCTCCGAATCCTGTCTTTTTTAAATCCTCAATTGTTTTGTGAAGTGATTCTGCATTTTTTAATGCTTCTGCTTCTTGGAAATTACCAGATGCAATCGCGTTGTTGATGCCGAGTTGCGCGTTATGCTCTTCGCGCTTGAGCCTCAAGACCTCCTCAAGTTTTGCTTGTTTTTCCTCTTCAGCTTTTGCGGATTTTACAGCGTCTTCTGCTGCTTTTGCTTGTCCCTTTTTGTATTCGTCAAAGTATTTTCGCGCCTCTTGCTCTGCGGCAGCTTGTTCTTTTGCAGTTTCACTTACGGCAGTAGTTTGATCGTTCTGTGACTTTGTAATGCTTTGAGTTAGCCTATCAATTTCGGCTTGATGCTCTTCTATCCCTGTAAACAATGGAGGAATCTCCTCCATGTTTGCTTTGAAATTATTAGGGATATTCCCAATAGACTCGCCTGCTTTTTCGGCGGCTAATTTTGCGTTTTTTGGGATTTCCTCCATCGCATATTTAACTTGTTCAGCTCCATTTTCTGCACTGAGTCTGAACCCAGTTGCGATATCAACCATTCCAAATTGTTCTGCGATTTCTGCTAAAGTAGTAAAAAGTGAATTTTTTATGTTGCCACCTATCACTTGAGCCAGATTTGAAAATAATTCAACAAGCGGCCCTGTTGAGCTAAATTGCTCCATGATAAAATCGCCTGCTGTTTTAAATGCGGCAACCATGTGCTGATAGATGCTATTACCAGTTTCGATGAATTGAATTTGAATCGCCTGAGCTGCGATCTTAAACCCGGTCGATAAATCGCCGGCATCGATAGCATTCACAGCGGCTTGAAATCCTTTCATCCCATCGCCAACGCCGGTAAAAAATCCTGCAAATTCTTGACCCAGTTTCGTTGCATCGATGCGCGTCATTGCCGTCGTTAATGCGTCAAGCGCGGGCTTAACTTTGTCGATAATTCCTGCCGCAAATTCTACAAATTTGCCACCAATGACCGTCAAGTTGTCGCTGATTTTATCAAACTGAGCTGCCCCCGCTTTCATCACTTCTGGCAACGATCCGAGTTGAGCCTTTGCTGTCTCAACCTCGCCATCCATGTTTGCAAATAATTGGTTCAACGCACCGCCAGATTTTCCGAATATCTCCATCGATACAGCGGCTCTTTCCGCAGGATCTGGAATGCCTGCAATCGCTTTTCCTATTGCGCGGAGTTGCTCATCTGGTGATAAGTTTTGAAGCGTAGAAAGCGGAATGCCAAGCTGAGTAAATGCGTCAGCGGCCTTGCTCGTGCCGTCGCCAGCGTCAACAATTGCCTTTTGCATTTTATTTATAATCGGCCCAAGAGAATCGGCTCCGACCCCTGTGTTCTGAAAGGCTCGCTCCAAAAGCATGACCTTATCGACAGCCACGCCCGTGCGGTCTGAAAGTTCTGCAAGCCTGCCACCCATATTCAACGCATCCCCGAAGCTTGCAACCGTCTTCTGGGCAACTGCAAAGGCCGCATCAATCGCTGCCGTCCCAACTTTTGCTGCGGCTCCCGCGAGTGTTGCGCCTACGGCTATTTTGCCAAACCCGATCTCCGCTTTTTTCCCTGTATCTTCTGCCGCCGTTCCGAGGGTTTTGACTTGGCTTGCTGTGCCTTTGGACTGATCTCCGATGGCCTTGATATTCTTCTCCATCGACGTTACCTGACCGATGCGCTTCATCGTGCTCTCAAGCTCGGTCATGGATAGCTCTCCGCCTTTGACCTTGTCTTTCAGACCATTCAATTCGCCCTGAACGGCCTTAAGTGTCTTCTCAAGTCCTGTGTCTGTTGCTCCAAATTCTACGGTTACGTCGGCCATTTTATTAAGTTTCTACAAGGGTTTTTTGTCTCTTTTTTAGAATCTGATTCATCTGATTCCGCATCTTTACGACCACAACAGCGGTTGCATTGGCTTGTTCGCTTTCTGGAATGACGTTGCTTGCCCACGGCACATTATTAGTCAATACAACGCGAGGATTCTTAATGTCGCTCGTCATGTCTTGAACCTTGCCAGATCCGCTTTTCATTGCCTTTTTTACCCAAGTCGGAAATCCAGCAAGAAGCCCCCCCTTGTTTACTTTTTTAAGCTGTGTCGCGCAATCTGCCCACCCACCCTTGCTGATGCCGACTCGCTTTTGCACCTCTGAAATGTATGTCTCTTGATCTGATACGGACGCGATAAATAGCTTTGATCCTCGCGACTTCGTGCGTCCTGTCGTTTTGTTCCGAGCCTCGTTGTGGACGGATTTCATTTTGCTTCCGCTAATAACTTCCATCCCTGTCCACTTATTCAAAAAACCGATGTTGCGAAGGATCGTTTCAACGATATCAAATTTGCCGCTTTTTATCAAAGCCTTGAGCCGCGCCTTGATCCTTTGTGATCCAACCATGTCGGCGTATTCGTCAAGTTGCTCTGTGTTTTTGATAATCTTGCCGATGTCATTTTTTACGCGAATAGTTCCAGACTCTTGCTTGTCTCCGAATGGCTGTGTCCTTCTCGCCAACTCCACGCAAAGAAGGCGAGCGTTCAACATAACGGCGTCAGGAATCGTGACTTCGCGGATCTCTGCGTAGTCCTTCATTATCTGCTCAAATTTCACGCTCTCGAATTTGAATTTTGCCATACTTTGCTAGGGTGTCTTCAATAGTGGCGAGAGCGTCACCATTGACGCTGGCGTTATTGTTCGCCCACGCCGAATGTCGCCCATTAACATAGTCGTCTGCGTGCAAGAGCTGAAGCCCTGCCGCGAAGGGCAGTTCTTCCATGATCTCGCGAAAGCCCCAGCTGGTTATCTTGACTAGCCTGTAAGCGTAGACGGCGAGCCAGTTGGGGCTGTTTAGTTTCCCGATCCCGAGCCTTCACCTGGCTGAGATGCTGGAGACGCAGAATTGTAAAGATCGAAAGCCTTACCCATCTCGTCCGACATATCAGAAGTCTCGTGGTGGTGCTTCATGTTTTTCTCGATCCAAGAATCCACGGCGTTGATAAATGTTGCGCGGTCATTGACGGCGCCGCGAATGGTGCTCATTGGCTCGCTGTGAAGGAAAGTAAATGCAGCCGCTTTCCATACCGGATCCATATCGCCGCTGAAGACTTCGTTGCGTTGCATCCATGAAATTGTAAGCGCGGTAATCGGTCGCAGGATGCGCCCGTTCACTTTCTTCGGCCCGTCTTCCATCGCTTGGATGCGAAGGATTTCGTCGTCTTTTTCTAGGTCTGTATTTTGTGTCTTTTTCATTATTTTAAAAATCGTGTCATCTCTTGCTTGGTCTTGTCCGAAGCATTTTCGCTAATTGCGATGCGTTTTCCGTTGTGCTCGACCTCGATCAGTCGCGGCGTATTGCGGATGATATCCACCAAGACATCGCGGTTCGCCAATGCGGCGCGGATGTAGCAAAGCGGGTTCTCTGGGTCTTTGGCTTCGAGTTCGTCGCCTTCCTTGGTCATCTGGCGATATACCTGTGAAGCGTCTTGGCCTTTTGCGTTTTCGCCCTCAAACCAAAACTCCGTTGACTCTTTGCCGTCTGTTCGCACCAGTCGAGTGACCGGTGGGAAGTTCATCTTGAAGCCCATTGTAGCGAGTGCCACAGCGGCTTTGAGGTTGATCGTGTGAAAGAATTTCTTGTTTGCGTCCATATATTTAAAAAGGCGGCTCCCTTTTGCCGGGGAGTCAGCGGCATGAGCCAGGTATTAGACGATCTCTGGATACTGGGTTGCGGAAACGGTGATCGTTTTGAATGTGCCGGCGCCTGTCTTTTCGGAAACGGAATCGACGATGACAGCACCACCGGACACGCCGTAAGAGGTAGTATCGTTGGCGAGAGTGAGCACGTTGGCGAGTTCGTAAGCCACGCCGCCGTTGATGACGCCGTCGAGCGAGATCGTTGCAGACTTGTTGAAATACGCCACGGCGACGGTATCGCCGAGGGCGTCCATGACGGTTGCCTTATCGCTCTGAACCGAGCGAGAAAATGAGTTGAGAAGGAGACCTGTCTCTTGGAGAAGGCCGAATTCGACGCCCGAGGCGACGGAGCTAGTGATGACGGTTGCTGGCATAGTAATTCGTGAAAAATGTCAACTTGCGAAAAGCGCGGCGTGAACCGTGATCGTGACCGAGCGTTCAAAGTGCCGCTCGTTTGAAGAGAGCGATACCGGCCCATCGCGAAGGATGCCGAATACGAAAGCGTATTGCGGACGAACTGCGTTGAGCTTCGTCTTGAGTCCGGTGATGTCGTGCGAGATGCATAGCACCTGCGACCACAGATTTTCCATTGCCATCTGATCCATGTCGTCCGCTTGAACGATCAAAGCAATATCGACCGAGAACTGGAAAATCGCGGAGTCGATAATGCTTTCGCGCTGGCGAGTGCATTTAACGAAGCACGCTGGCAACGTCATTGTTCCGAAATTCTCGGCGGCTGTCACCACAAGCGCGCTCTGCATCTCTTGCTGGAGCGCAAGAACGAAAGTGTCAGTTAGTGCCTTCTCCAGCGTCAGCGTGTATGTCGAGTCCGTTATCATTTCCTTGGGCGGAAACGTCAACAAGCCCAAGCCGCGCGATCTCTGCGTCGCATTCGTCTTTTGTGCCTACGAACAGCACGCTCTGCGTCGAGATCGCCTTTTCTGTTTCATCCAAAAAGATGATCGTGCTCCCATCGTAAACGAGTTTCCAAGCGGTTGACTCGTCGAATGCCCAGCCCTGCTCGTTCGGTTGAATTATCATGCGATTGTAAGCGTCGAGTTTGCCGAGTTGTATGTGCCGGTTCGCCCTGGAGCGCCGACCAACGTGACGGATGCGTAGGTGCTGACGGTTGAGCCCGAGAAAAATCGGAATGTCATGCCTGCCGTTGGCGCAACATTAAATGAGACCGAAAGGGCGAGTCCTTGAATCGGAAATGATGCCGTTGCAGTTGATGCTCCATTTGTCTTTGTTGCGCGAAGTATTCCAGCCGTGATCGTTGTCGATCCCGTATAAGTCAGGGTTCCGCTTAAAACAACAGTTCCGTTGCCCGTTTTGTTTACTCCCCCAACGCCAGAAATGTTACCGGAAATTGTATAAGTTGGCGCACCAGTTGTTCGAAATTGCAGTATTGAGCTATTTATCGCAAAGTTATTTGGAACAGTCACAGAGTTGCCGGTAATGATTTGGCACGGGCCGTTGCAAGTAACATCCCCCGTCCCAAAAACATTCCCCGATGAAAAGGTGATCGTTCCCGTAGCCCCGCCAGAAGCGTAGTTTGTTCCGCCAGAATAAGTGTTATTTCCGCCAATCGTAACCGCCAATAATCCGCTTTTTGAAAGCGTCCCCGATCCGCTAATGACGCCATTGAGTGTTGATGCGCCCGTTATTGAAAGCGTTCCCGCATTGATTTGCGTTGCTCCTGTGTAGGTGCAAGTTCCGGAAAGCGTGAGTTGCGCCGCGCCATTTTTTACAAGCCCGATAGTTCCAGAAATCGCGCTTGAAACGGTCAATGCGGCATATTGCATAAATTGCAAAAATGTTGACGAGACGCTGATGATGCCTGTTACGGTTGATCCTTGCACTCTGGCTGCGGTGGAATCGGTTAAGATCATCCGACAATAATATAGAGCGTGTTTGCGGCTGGCGAAGTGATCGCAGAATAACCCGCAGCCGTAATCTGCATCATGTTGCTGAGTTGCGTTGCGCCGGTAATTCCGCTCGTAACTGACGTGACGTAAGAGCCTGCTGGCTGTTTTGCATTGAACGTGCTCCAGTCGGTCGAGCTTAGGTATCCGCTTGTTGCAGCGGTTGCGACCGGCATCGAAATTGTTGGAGTTGTCCCCCCGCTCGAAACAACGGGCGATGTGGCTCCGACTGCCGTTACCTTTCCGCTGAGATCGGCTGAGAGTCCGCTGATCGTTCCGACGGTCAAGGTCGAGTTCGTCCAAAGCGTAACGGCTGAGTTCCAGAGGATGGTCTGATTATTCGTTGGCGAAGTGATAAGAACATCATGCAGTTCCTCAAGCTCAAATCCGTTTTGCGGCTTGATGTACATCTGCCCGTTCCCTGCATTCGCTCGCTCTACAACTCCGATAAAAACAATGTGGTTAGGTTGCGTTGGCTTGACTCGCGTGAATGTTCCTGGAGTTGTCCCAAGATAAATCGAATCACCCGATACATAAGGCGATCCAAGTGAAAGACCATCAAGAACGCCCTGCGTGACAATGAATCCAACTTGATTGGCGGAGATGCTCTCGGCAACGATACCCATTGTTTTTGATGAAGTATTGTCTCCAACATTAGATGCTCGTTTGACCTCGGCGCGGTTTCCGCTTGCACCGAACAAATAAACAACTTCCCCCTTGTTGAGCGTTGTTGCCTCGGCATTGCGAACGTAGGCAACAACCATCGATCCCATTTGCAATTGCACGTTACCGCCTGCGAGTCCGACTTGTGGAGAACCTTCGGTCGAGTTCCAGAACATTTTGCCTATTGCTGCTGCCTCAGTTGCCGCCGTATTAAAATTGAGCGAGTCCGCAGGAACGTCTGCCAGCATGGATATCGTGCGCGAAGCGGAAAGATCGCCGCCGCCTGTCAGTCCTGTTCCTGCCGTGATCGCGGTTATCTTGAGTGCCTTTGCGTCAAGCGCACTTTGTAAGTCGGTCTGGCTTGACAGCGTGCCGGTGATGCTTCCCCAAGACACAACTGAAAGCGGAGTGACTGCGCTCCACTCCGAACCAGTCCAACCCAAAGATTGTCCGGTAATCGGGGTGGCTGTCGCAACTGAAAACCCTTGCAACTTTACAACGCTCGGAGCTGGATATGTCCCGCCAAGATCGCCCGACGCTGCGCCTGTAGGAGTGCGCGAGTCGCTCAATCGCGAGTCGGTGGTGATGACTGCCGTTCCCGAAATCGCGCTCGGTGAAATGCCGGATGATGGAGCCTTTGCATCGAGAACGGTTTGAAGATCGGTTTGGTTCGAGAGCGTTCCCGCGATGCCTCCCCAAATAGCTGCCCCGCCGCCGCCTCCTCCTGTGACCCATTCCGTATCGTAGTTTGCATTGCTTTTCTTCGCGAGCACTTGCCCTGTGAATCCGCCCGTAACTACACCCGGCCCTACCGGCCCCGCTGGGCCTTGACTTCCGGTCGGCCCCGCCGCGCCTGCAATAATTTCGGTGCGAAGGATCGGCTGATTGTCGACGTTAGGAACCTCGCGGCCTTCGTCTTCTGGAAAAAAGATGCTCATTTATTAATGTCCTCAAGGCTGAAATCGACAGATACGGCGTCTTGGGAAAGCTCGGCTGACGTAACGCGAAAGCGCCGGCCCCCGATGACGAGAACGTCGCCGAGAGAAATGGTCTGAACGAACGAATCGTAGACCGCCGTGATCGTCATTGATGCGGAGTCCATGAATCCGCCGTCGGCCAGGCTATTGTCGCGTCGGTATGTTGTTCGGTTGGCGAGAAAATTACGCTCTCCGAACGTGACGGCAAGCGGCAGATCGTCCATCATCGCCGCCAAGTCGTTAGTAAATATGTCGAGCATTCCCACATTGTGGGGAAGGCGTCAAAACTTGCGCTCTACACGTCGCTGGTTTGGATGCGTGAAATCGTGCTTCGGGCTGTCCGCGATATGAACCCAGCTTTTACGGAGCGCGGATGCAAGGATACTTGTGCTCGTGTTTATCGTCACAACCTCGTTGGCGTCTCGTATATACGCGCACATATATTCTATCGTTTCAAATTCAGCCATGCCGTGAGCGGCCTTCCCAGCGCAAAGGACGGGACTCCCGTTTGCGACTTGATGCGCGGCTGTAATAACATCTCGCGGGTCGATCTTTTTATCCTGGCTGTAGCCGGTCGGAAAACAAAGAACCCAAGACCTAAGTTCGGGCGGCGTTACGATGGCAGGCGAGTTGAGAACGATCTGGCGGTCGATGTCCTTACCTTCGGGAAAGAGCCCGTAAACGTAATCACTCCACCCTAGCGGACTCGCACAAAAGTCTTCGTGCAAGTCCGGCCAAATTTGCAAGTTGATGATGCGGTGAAATCCGCTGTGGTCGTTTTGTGGATAGATTGGCCGGCAGTAATCGACCATCGCGAAAAGGCCGTGATATTCTGGCAGGCATTCAAACATCACATTATGTCCCTGATCCGCGAAATGCTTCGCTATTGGCAAGCAACGTGCGATGTCTCCGAGCCGCAAATGATAAACGATTAAGATGTTCAAAAGGTGTAATATTGTTCTCGCGTTTTCCCTGCCACCCACCCGTGGAATCCGAAGGAACGATCCGGACCCGCCGTATTTTCTTCAATGTAATGCTCCCACGAGAACGCAGCCGCTACGTCCACCGGCGCGTATTTGATGCCGTTATCACGGAATCCTTGCTCCATTGTTCGGCAAAGGAAGACATCCCCTGCCTCGCCCTTCCAGAGTGCCTCGGCCTTTGCTGCCATTTTAAGGAATTTCTGACTTTGGATCGTGAATCCAGTATTGCCAACACGATGTCCGACGTTCCAGAACGCAGGCCACGGCGCTCCAATCATGTCATATTCAAGCCATGAATCCTGCCACAAGTGCGGATTTGCAATGAAGCCGTCATGCGTGCAGATGAGCGCGTGCGAAGTGTCGAAATAGTCCGCGAAGCGACCGAGTTCCCAGTGCATCGCTTGCTGATAGTTGCAGTCTTCTGCGATATAAACGGCGTCTCCGAATCCACCTAGTCCGCAAAGGTGGTTGAACAGCTTTTCGCTTTGTTCGTGCCTTGATTTTAAGCCTTCAAAAACGATGAGAGTAACGTCTTTATTCATTTTGGGTGGAGTTCGTCGAAGATTGCCTTCGCTCTTTCATATTCCGCCGGATCGTTTCCGCGCTCGTATGTAGCATCGAGCTGACGCTCTTCAAAAAACGGGTGATGATGAACGATGCTAATATCGCGAGCATCAACAATCGCCCCATTTTTCGCGGCACGAAAGGTGAAATCTGTGTCGCTGTACACGTTTCGGAATCGCGGGTTAAATAGTCCATGTTGCTCATAATATTTGCGCGTAAGAATTGCCATGCAAAGCAAATCGTCTTTTCTATATCCATCCGAGATACGAAGCACCTGCGGTTTTGAAATGTCGAGACGCTTTTCTACCATCTCGTCCCACCCTGGAGGGCACTCCCAGTCGTCAGATAACTGAATTATAATATCACCAGTCGCTTGCGCGGCTCCGAGATTCCAAGCTCCGACGGAAAAACTACCCTCTTTTTGCGTCACAGATCGAAAGCGTTTCAGAACGTCTGCCTTGTCGTCGTCGTGATCGACCGCAAAGATATGTTCCACGCGCTCTGGGTGCGTTGCGCGTGACAACCATAGCGTCATGCATTGAACGGCCTCCACAGGCCTTCCTCGCGTTGCATGGACGAGAGAAATCTTAGGCCTGTTCGATCCTGCCAGCGTTTCTCGCTCGATCTCTTCGGCGTCTTCGTTGCGTCCGAGCAGTCGGAGCGTCCAAGCGTAGAGTTGATCGCCCTTCCACCCATACCATTCCTTCCGGTGCGTCCATTGCGGAAATTTAGGCGCCGGCACTTCGAGCATTTCTTCCACCACTTTTAAAGCTTCTGAGTATTTTTTCTCATCAAGCAGGATGCTGGCTTCCAGCCCGTAGGCTTCGCGCCGCTTTGGTTCAAGTGCTCGCGCCTTGCGTGCTAGGTTGAGCGAGGTTTCTCCGCTCGTAATGTTGGCGCAATTTAAAAGAATCTCATAGCGGTTGACGCCGTCCAGATCGGTCAACGCCAATGCCTCCGATCCATAATTCGCTGCGAGTTCCTTGTTGCCTGCGATGAAGTTCTCGTAGTGTAGGTAAAACTTGAAATGCGAAGTCATGCGGTCTTGGTGCATCAAGATCCGGCGGTTGCGCTCGCTGCTGTTCCTGTGACCTATCGGAGGTTGGTGTATGATTTCAAGATCGCGCCGCATACAGACCTGCACATCTTTTGTAGGCTGCGCGTTTTCGTGAACAGGGCGATGCCACCATGCCGTGTGATAACGGAAAAATCTTTCTCTCGGTGCGCGTTTGCCTTGTTCGGGAATGACGTAGTCGGTGAGAATCCAATCTTGTTCTGGCGGGCATTCTTCAAGCGCGGCGAGCGTAGGCGCGACCATGTGCGGCTCAATGATATCGTCGCAGTCGGCCCACATGACCCATCCGTCTTTCCCTGCGAGTTCGTAAGCCTTGGCGAATGCTTTGTTGCGAGCCTCTCCGAAGTTGTCGAGATGCTCCCAGTCTGCGACCAGCGGAGAGTTGAGATATATGTCAACGTGACATCCCAGCTCTTTTGCAATTTCGAGAGTGCGATCCGGCTTGAGTGCTCCTATTGCGCGAACGACAACAATCTCGTCACATATCTGTTTCAGCGACTTAACGCATCGCTCGATGCGCGGCTCTTCGTTGCCGCAGATAAGCCCTGCGACTAGCTTCGTTTTTTTGTTCATGTTTACACTTGAAATATATGTCAACAAAAACAAAAAAGCCACCCTCTTTCAAGGGTGGCTTTTCCGATGCTACTTGCGGGGAATTTTACACGTATCCGGTTGTGATGCGGATGATGCTCGATCCGTCGATAACTTTCTCGGCGCTGTTCTGACGAACGCGGAGAACGTCGGCGCGGCGGGCTTCGTCACGATAGGTTTCGGAAACGAATGGCACGGGACTATCAGCGGCCCATACAATCGTGCGACCGAATCCACCACCAGAGAAGTCACCACCAACCGTGTTGGCGAGTGCCATGTAGGTGTTAGACCAGATGAATCCACCGGAATACACTTGGCCTTTTTTGGCTGTGTTTTTAGGTGCGCGGCCAACGAGAACGCGATCAACTCCGACAGCGGCGGCGACTTCGCCCTCGCTGAGAAGACGGCTTTGATCCGAAGGAACAATGCCGAAGAACTGGTTCTGCACTTTAGCGGAGCGGCGGATGCGCTCGAATACTGGCATGGACATGATCAAGGTGTTAGCAAGAACGCCGTATTTGGCGAGTTCGAGCTTGGCTTGAGCCACGTCACCAGGAACGTCGAAGCTGGTGATGTTCGCGTCGGTGTATGCTGCGCTGGCGCTGATCGCTGTCAAGCCGTTAGCGGCGAATGCTGCGGAAGCAACACGAGCCTCGTGGCTGACTTGGATTTGGCGGAGCAACATCGCGGCGATGTTCACTTCAGTGTCGAAGAATCTGTCGAGATCGCGGCGGTTGCTGTCAGGAAGAACTTCCTCGAGACCGTACTCGATAGCGTCGAAAGAGTCGCTTGTGAAACGGCGGCTTGTGCGGGGATATCCAGCACCGGCGGCGATCTTGAGAACGTCGTCGTTGAGGGCTTCGGAGTCGCCGAGGTTCAACTTCAGATATGCGCCGGAGCGAACATCTGAGGAGAACACGGGCATAACTTCTGTGCCGATGAACAAGTTGTTTTTGTTCGACAGACCTTCGTATACGGCCTGCGCGATATCGGCGCGAATTGTTGTGTATGAGAGTGCCATAGTAGTGTTAGATTATTGGTTGAATTTAGGAACGTATTCCACGATGTCACCGGCTACGCCGCTGTTGATCGCGATTCCGAGAGTTGCGGCGCTTGCTGCAAGCGTTCCAACGATCGTGCCGTTGGTAACAGCA